GTTTATAAAAAATACATAGGAAGAAATAAGGTTGTTGTTGATAGCAATACTGCAGAAAGTTTAAATTTTGTGGGAGATTCAATTAAGATATTTTCGGATACTGCGTGGCAAACAAAGACTGAAATACCAGTATAGTATGGTATACTGATGGTTATGAAATCTGTAAATAATAATAAAAAGCGTAAACAACTGCCCAAAATGAAGGGGCAGATTGGCGAATCTCGCATTAAAGTTATAGACAAAATGTATGATTGGGGCCTGTATGTATACAAAAAGGCTGACGGAAAATGGTTTACTGACGGCACTGGATCGGTTTTAAATATTCCATCAATGAAGGGCGACCTATCTAGCATGTCAAAATTAAAAGAAGCAGCAAGACATTACGGAGATCCTGGAGATGGTGACTGTATTTTTGTTCCAGGGCTTAATCGTATATCAGAAGAGGAGTACTCAGAGCAAAAACAAAGAATGGCTGAAGGTTTGATCCCAAGCATGAATGATTTAGGAGCCGTGCACGCAGCACAACAAACTGTCAAAAAATGGGGAAGTGAGGAATAATGAGTGATCAAGTAGAGTATAGAATTGGTGCCAGGATTGACGACATCGAAGAGCCTGCAAATGAATTTAAAAAAAGTGATCCGTTTAACCACACTTGGGAAGAATTAAAAAATTTATCTGGGCTAGATAATAACTTTAAAAGACGTGCAGCAAGAATGTCTAAGGTAGAAGCAACTCCAGCATACATGGACAGCGCTCTTGCAGTTAACTCAGGAGTTAATGGAGCACAATCTAAAGAGATTAACCCAGGAGTTTTATATCGTAACGCATACGGACTTTTTGATGTTATTACCCCACCATGGAATGTTTATGAACTTGCAAATTTTTATGATACATCTTTTGCTAACCATGCAGCAATTGACGCTAAAGTAGAAAATATTGTTGGCTTAGGCTATAAATTTGAAATTTCTCCTAGAACAATGCTTAAGTTAGAGTCTTCAATTGATGGAGATGCTACAGATCGTGCTCGCAAAAGAATTGAAAGATCAAAGATTGAACTTACAGACTGGCTAGAAAGTTTAAACAATGATGACTCTTTTACAACAACAATGGAAAAGGTTTATACAGATGTCCAGGCCACTGGAAATGGATACTTAGAAGTTGGCAGAACAGTAAGAGGAGAGATTGGTTATATTGGCCATATCCCATCAACAACTATGCGTGTGCGTCGTATGCGTGATGGATTTGTTCAGATTATTGCAAACAAGGTTGTTTATTTTAGAAACTTTGGAGCAAAAAATCCTAATCCAGTAACATCTGATAATCGTCCAAATGAAATTATTCATTTTAAACAATACTCACCGCTAAATACATTTTATGGAGTACCAGACATCATCTCTGCAATATCATCTTTACATGGTGATCAGTTAGCATCTCAATATAATATTGATTATTTTTCTAATAAAGCGGTGCCAAGATACGTTGTAACTCTTAAAGGAGCCAAACTATCTTCTGATGCCGAAGACAAGATGTTTAGATTTTTACAAACAAACTTAAAGGGTCAGTCACACAGAACTCTATACATACCGCTTCCAGGAGATAGCGATAATAGCAAAGTTGAATTTAAAATGGAGCCAATTGAAAATGGTATTCAGGATGGCTCTTTTAAAGAATATAGGAAGCAAAATCGTGATGACATTTTGGTTGCTCATCAAGTTCCTCTTTCAAAATTGGGCGGTTCTGATTCTTCAGGAATTGCAGCAGCCTTATCGCAAGATCGTACATTCAAAGAACAAGTTGCTCGTCCAGCACAACGACAACTAGAAAAAATGATCAATAAAGTAATTCGTGAAAGAACTGATATCTTAGAGTTTAAGTTTAACGAGTTAACGCTTACAGATGAAATTGCTCAATCTCAGATACTTGAAAGATATGTAAAGACACAGGTCATGCTTCCCAATGAAGCAAGGCAGCAACTTGGTTTGCCACAGGTATCATATGGCGACGAGCCGTTTCAATTAAAACCACAAGATGTAGCAAATGAAACTACTAATAGACAGAGAGACTCTGAAAGAGTTAATACCCAGTCTGACGGGTCAGCAACAGTTGCTGGAAGAAATCCGAAGGGAGAGGGTAGGGCGTCTCAATAAATGAGATAATGAAAAAAAGTGCCCTATAATATATACTAGTATGATTATATCAAAAGCCCATTGGGATACCGAGGGCGAACAACTTCGCCTTTCAATGCCTTTTAGTAAGGTAGATAAAGAGAGACGTACAGTCTCAGGTTTTGCCACACTTGACAATGTAGATAAACAAGATGACATTGTTACAACAGAGGCAAGCATTAAAGCATTCAAAAAATTCCGTGGAAACATTCGTGAAATGCATCAACCATCCGCTGTTGGTAAAATGGTTTCATTTAAAGAAGATAAATATTATGATTCAGATTCAGAAAAAATGTACAACGGTGTAGTTGTATCGGCATACATTTCAAAAGGTGCACAAGATGCATGGGAAAAAGTTCTTGATGGAACATATACTGGTTTTTCAATTGGCGGAAGAATGAATAAGTGGGACGATGGCTATGATGAAAAAATGGATAAACAAATTAGAATTATTAAAGATTACGATTTAGTTGAACTATCTTTAGTTGATAGTCCTGCAAATCAATTTGCAAATATTGTTTCTGTAGAAAAGGTTGACGGTGTTGATGTTGTTAAAGGCATGGACACTGTAATTGAAAATGTTTTTTGGGATAAGGAATCTGGAGTTGTTATGGTTTCAGAAAATGACTCAGAGGTTAGCCCAACAACTGGTAATCAAATGCAAAATATAGGTTTCGTTGAAAAAACAGACAACGAGAAAACAAACATGATCAAATTCTTAGTTGCAAGTGCTAAAGGCACCGATACTTCTAAGATACAAAAGGAGGAAAATCCTATGGCAAAATCAACAAAAAACACAACAGAAGAAATCGTCGAGAAGACTGATGTTGTAGTTGAAGATGTTCAGGTCGCTCCAGAGGCAGAAGCCACAGTTGAAACTGCTGAAGTTACAAAGTCAGAAGACGTTGTAGTAGAAGCAACTTCATCAGATAATCAGATTACAGAAGAAGTTACTAAGGCTGAAGAAGTCGTAGTAGAAGAAATTGAAAAGTCTGATTCAGTAGTGGAAGAAGTAAAAACTGAAGAAGTATCCAAAAATGAGGAAGTAATTGCAGAAGCAGTTACAGAAATCAATAATACTCTTACATCAGCCTTTAGCGATCTAGTTGCAACCGTTAAGTCTCTACAAGAGCAGGTAAATGCAATAACAAAATCTATTGATGCAGTATCACAAGATGTTTCTGCAGCAAAAGATGAATTTAATGAGTTTGGAAAACGTGTTGACGCTGTTGAAGCAGATACCGCATTCCGAAAATCTGGAGATCTCGGAGAGATTATTCAGGAACAACCAGAAATGGTTGAAAAATCCCTATGGGGCGGTCGTTTCCTCAAAACAGCCGACTTATTTCGATAAGTTTAAATCACTAGGAGGTGTAATAATGTCGGAAGAAATCAAGAAAAATCAGCCAGGTACATCTGGTCAACTTGGTGGAACTGCTCCAGGTCTTTATCAAGGCCAAGGCGCATTCGCATCAGGATCAGACGCAGGTTCAAACGTACCAGGCAATTACTCTGACGGTGGCGTAATTGGAAATATTCCAGTTGCTCTATCAGGAGTCACAACAGGTGCAAACGCAGTAAACCCTTCAGGTGATGCTGGCAGCGGTATTCTTCGTCCAGAACAAGCACGTCGTTTTATCGACTATGTTTGGGACGCAACAGTACTAGCACAGGATGGCCGTCGTGTAACAATGCGTGCTAACACAATGGAACTTGAAAAAGTTAACGTTGGTGAGCGTGTAATTCGTGCTGCTTCACAAGCAGTTGGTGACTATACCAACGCTGGAGCAACATTCAGTAAGGTAGAACTTACAACCAAGAAGATTCGTCTAGACTGGGAAGTTTCTGCAGAAGCACTAGAAGATAACATCGAAGGTGCAGCCCTAGAAGACCATGTTGTTCGTCTTATGACAAACGCATTCGGTAATGATATTGAAGATCTAGCCATTAATGGTGATGGATCAACAGGATCATTCCTTTCAATTATGGAAGGTTTCGTTAATAAAGTTAAGACAGATGGCGATGCTCACGAAGCAGAAGTCACTGTAACAGACAATGCTTGGACAACAGGCGTTATGCAAGACATTATCCTAGCAATGCCACGTAAGTATCGTGCTATCAAGCAGAACCTAAAGTTCTATGCTGGTACAGATGCTTTCCAAGGTATTGTTAAGAATAATGGTACTCTTGCAGATGCAGTTGCCGAGGCTTTTGCTGGTCAAGTACCAGGAAGCACTCAAGCAAATCGTCAAAACTACTTAGATGGTATGGGTCAAACATTCGGTGGAGCACGTACAACTCGTGTTCTAGGTGTTGACGTTCAAGAAGTTCCTTATTACCCAGCAGGATATGTTGATTTAACATTCCCTGCTAACCGTGTATGGGGTTTCCAGAGAGACATCACAGTAAACCGTGAATATGTAGCGAAGAAAGACACAGTAGAATATACTGTATTTGTTCGTTTCGGACTTCAGTGGGAAGAGCAGGATGCAATTGCATTCGCTGATGCTGCTTCAGATTCATAATCTGTAAACAGTTTTAGAGGGGGATGAGAGTTAATTCTCTTGTCCCCCTTTTTAATTTATAATGATATAATACAACAAGGAGGAGACTATGTCCAATGTTAAAGAAAAACAAGCGCTTGGTTCGGTTGGCAATGGTATTTTTGGCACTGTCACTGTCTCTTCAGAAGATTTATCAGAAATACAAGAAAAAAAATTAAAACCACAAAAAGATTTAGTAGCAATTTATTCTAGTAAAAATATTTACTGGTCTGGAGTTGGCAAAGTTTTAAAAGGGTACAACATAGTTGAAAAACACAATGCTGAAAAATGGCTTACAAAGCCAGGAATGAGAAGTGCTACTCCAGACGAGGTAGCAAAGGAATACGGTTTATAAAATGGAAATTTTAAGGGTGCCCCCATATCCAAAATTAACTACCTGGGAAATGCCAGAGTTAAACTCTGACTATACAATTTATGTTGAAGATTTAGTAGATCACGTAATGGAAACTTCAAACGTAACAACTACAGCCAACTCCAAGGTTGTTTCTTATACTTTTGATAAAACAGATTTATTGCTAGATAGAAAGTTTTTATTTCAAATTTTAGATGAAGATGAAGACATTGTAATAGAAGACGTTGTTGAGATTACAAGGCCATACGTAGACCCAAATTCTTTAGGATCTACTGCTTCAGAAATTGCGGAATATACACAGTTAGAAATGGTCGCTAGATCAATTATTGACACCATTGTTACCGATGGCTTTTATAATTCAAAGCAGGTAGTACAAGGGGTAGGCCAGGGGTCAGATTACTTTAACATCTGGAACAACTTTAACAAAATACTAAAAGTTTATGAAAACAATGTTTTAATTTTTGATTTTGAAACACCAGAAGACAACATCTATTCATTTAATATTACAGCAGATAACTCTGGAGTTCAACGTGTTTTTGATTCAGAATATAATCGTATAGAGCAAGGAGCAATAGTTTTGCCGCCAGCCTATGGCGATTTAGGCTCTGTTGGCAGCGGAAGAATTGTTGATTTTCCAAGAGGCTATGACTATATATTTGTATTAGATTCTGGATATAAAACAGTTCCTTCTGATGTTGAATATGCAACAAAATTATTAATTGAGGATTTAAAATGCGGGAAATTAGATTATTACAAGAGATACGTAACATCATACAATACCGATCAATATAAAATTCAATTTGATAAAAGCGTATTGTCAGGAACTGGAAATCTGATAGTTGATAAAATTTTAGATAAATATTTAAAGAACGTTGTTAGGCCAGGGATGATTTAATGATATGCGAACCAAACGACTTTGTTCATCCAATGTGTGCAGATATTTATTATGCAATATCTAGTCAGGGTGGCTTTGGAGAAATAAAAAAAGAATGGGTTCTTGATAGAACTATTGCGTGTAATGCTGCCCCCGCTGCTAGAAAAAATATTGAAGAACTAGACCCGAAAATGATTTCACAACTTAACAATAAACTCAATTCCAGATCGCTAACAGATTTAAGGGTTTCATCCCTAGATAAGTCGTATGGAATTACAGATATTGTTATTACTAATGTAAGAGATAGACATAATAATTTAATATATAAGGAAACATCTGGTATTCGTGCAGGCAAAGGAACAATATATGAAATTGCAACAATACAGCCATTCGTTGGACCATTTGGAAATATTGAATCTTACCAGATGGTTTGGCGACGTACGGAAAGCCAAGCATCGGTAGACTAATGCGTGTTAGATTAAATACCTTAGAATTTGAAAGACAAATAGACAATCTAGTTGAATACTCTTTAGGATTTTTAGAAGGCGCTGAATCTGGTAAAAAGATATTTTTAGATAATCTTGGTAAAGGAACAGTAGAGGCTTTAAAGTTATACATTGATGCAATGGCAAGAAGCAATCCACAATCTTTGCATCACGTATATGAGTGGTCTAAAACTGGAAGCAGAGATGCACGATTATTTGATGTTCAGTATAGGATAACTAATTTAGGGCTATCTATTGATTCTAACTTTAGACAATCAACATCAGTACAGTCTGGATCTTATGAACCATTTTACAATAAAGCAAAAATAATGGAAGATGGAGTTCCAGTTGTAATTAGACCTAAAGGAAATAAGCCTTTAGTATTTGAAAATAATGGAACTTTAGTTTATACTAAAAAACCTATTGTTAATCAATTTCCTGGAGGAAGAGAAGTCAAAGGTTCTTACGAACAAACATTTGATACCTTTATAACAAGATATTTTGCTCAATCATTTTTAACAGTAACTGGTCTATATGATTATTTAAGCAACCCTCAGATATACAAGAAAAATTTTAGAGCAGGCGTAAAAGCAGGCAAGTCAGTTGGACAATCGACGGGATTTAGATGGATCACTAATGCAAAAGTTGAGGTAGAATAGTAACATGGTATTAGCAAGAGACACTTTTGACTTTCCAGCATCGTACATCAATGAGTATCTATATGAGCAATTTAGTAAATATGAAGATATAAATATGGCTAAGTCTGATTTCCCTAGTTTTATCCCATTTTTCCCTGCTGGTCAAGCAGTAAATGTTTCCGATATTTATGAGCAGTTGCAGTTATCAGAATCTCAAAACCTACCAGCAATTGTTCTTTATGACAGAATGATAAGGCTAAGAAATAGTTCTTTCCCTGTTGGGAAAAGAGAGCAAGTTTTATATACAATCTACGGAGATATATCTAATTGTACAAACATGGGAAGTGTTATTTTTCAAGCCTTAGATAGAGAAGACTATTCTGGTCAAGACCTTAATCAATGGATGCATGAAAATAAGACAGCCCTACAAAATAAAGGTTTGCCAATGAAGGTATTTTTTAGAAGCATGAGGGTGTTCCAGGCAGATGAATCTCAAGACCTGGTAGAACTAGACAACTACAGAAGGGGTAGTATTCATAAATATATAGTTGAATATGACTACCACCTTAAGGATAATCCAGAATTTCTTGAGTTTGATAGACCATTACATCCCAAATATTTAGAATAGATATAACAAAAAGGTTGTATAATTATGGCGAGGAAACAAATCGTCCATATATTAACCAAAAAAAAGAGGTGAAATAAATGGCATATACAAGAGGTACATCTAGCGATATTATCGTTGGCGCTGCTGCATTATTTACAGCAGATAGTACATTGACACCAGGTACTATTCCTGCGTTTGTCTCGACACAGTCTTACAAAGAGACTTTGTCTAACACAGCAAATATTGCTGCTGGAATCGAAAACGTCGGTTATACAAGTAATGGTATCGAAATCACATTCCAACCTGATTTCGGCGAAGTACAAGTAGATCAAATTCTTGACGTTGCTAAACTCTACAAACAAGGAATGCAGGTAACTCTTGCTACCTCTTTTGCAGAAGCAACTTTAGAAAATCTACTATTTTCAATTGCAGGACAAAGCGATGATCTTTCAGGAACAAAGTCAACATCAGCAGGACGCTCACTTAACCTTGCGTCAGGCGATATTGGCGAATGTCCAGTAGAACGTGCTTTAATTGCAGTTGGTCCAGGAACAGGCGACTGTGAGGACTCATCATCTGTTGAGCGTGTTTATGTTGCATACCGTGCACTTTCTATTGAAAATGTTACAGTATCAGCAAAGCGTGACACAGCAACAATGTTTGATGTTACATTCCGTCTTCTACCAGAAGATAATTCTGGTTCATACGGAAAGATTATCGATCGCACAGTACAAAGTTCATAATCTTAACAAAGCAAAACAGGAAAGGCCCACTGGTTACACTGGTGGGTCTTTTTTGATATAATAGAAGAATGCCAACCATAGTGTATGAAAGTAAAAATATCAGTACTCTTGATGGAGTAGAAATTGAAATATCTCCATTAAAAATAAAATATTTAAGAGAATTTATGACAACTTTTGAGCCCATTAAAAAGTCTAACAGTGATGACGAATCCATTGCTATCTTGGTAAAGTGTGCTCAAATATCAATGAAGCAATTTCATCCGACTTTGTCTAGATCTGCAGATGATATAGAAGATAATTTTGACCTACCAACTATTTATAATATTGTTGATATTGGTGCAGGTATTAAAATTAATAAAAAATCTGAAGAATCAGTAAAAGATCAAGCAGTAGATAGCGGGCAGACATGGGAAACTTTAGACTTAGTCAAGTTAGAGTCAGAAGCATTCTTGCTTGGAATCTGGAAAGACTATAGAGAACTTGAGTCTTCTATATCAATGCCAGAATTAATGGCTATTTTAGAATCAAAAAGAGAAATGGACTATGAAGAAAAAAAATTCTTGGCTGCAATTCAAGGGGTAGATCTTGAAAAAGATAAGCCAAAAGAAGAAGATGCCTGGGTCAAACTAAAAAATAAAGTATTTAATGAGGGCAGAGATGATAAAGATATTTTATCTTTTAAAGGCTCAAAAGCAGCACGTGCAGGGTTTGGAATAGGAATGGGTCTAGATTACGAAAATTTAACGTAAAAAATAAGGCGATTCATGCTATAATTGTTATAAACAAATCCTTAAGGAGGAATAGTGGCAACAAGCACTAAAGATAAAATCACATTAATTGATGGAACTCAAATTGAGGTACGTCCACTTAAAATTTCTTTATTAAGAAAATTTTTAGTTACATTTGAGGGTATTGCAAAGGTATCAGACGACAATGATAAATCTATGGATATCCTACTAGACTGTGTACAAATTGCAATGGAACAGTATAAGCCAGAACTGGCTAAAGACAGAGAAGCGTTAGAAGAAAATTTAGATCTTCCAACTCTATATAAAATTATTGAAGCAGCAAGTGGCACAAATCTAGGAGAAAGTAATCTTCTTAATACTGCGCTTGGTAATTAATAAATAGGGGGTAGAAATGAATGAGTGATGTTAATGCTAACATTAAAGTCAGTATTGACTCCTCTCAGGCACTCTCGGAATTAAAGTCTTTACAACGACAGATATCTTTATTCCATACTAATATAGCAAAGTCTAGTGCTCAAGCAGCACTGGCACAACGCACATTACAGACAGATCTGCTCAATGCTATTAATGCAACGGGCAGATTTTCTGCTGAGATGCGAACAATTAAAACATCTACAGAGGCGTTTACAAATTCTCTAGAAAAAAATAAATTTAGCATAAGACAATACTTTAGATATGCAGCAGGATCGACAAGAACCTTTGGAAAATTATTTAGATCAGAATTTGACACTATCTCACAAGTTGCAGAAGATCGTGTTAAGAAAATGCAAACCCAGTATATTAAAATGGGTAGAGATGCCAAAGGCGCTATGCAAGCGATGGCTATTACTCCAAAACAACTTAACATGGATGACTATGCAACAAAAATGCAACTTGCTGCACAAAAACAACAACTTTTTAATCAACTATTAAAGCAGGGATCAACAAACCTATTAAATTTTGGTAAAAATACACAATGGGCTGGTCGTCAGTTAATGGTTGGTTTTACATTACCATTAGCAATGCTTGGCTCTACTGCAGCAAAAGCATTTATGGACATGGAGACTGCAGCCCTTAAGTTTAGAAAAGTTTATGGAGATTTATTAACTCCAAAAGAAGAAACTCAAGCAGCGCTAGATGGCATAAATGCTTTAGCAAATTCATACACAAAATATGGAATTGCTGCTTCTCAAACAGTTAGCCTTGCAGCGGATGCTGCAGCAGCAGGCTTTAAAGGTCTTGACTTACAAGCACAAACAGAGCAAGCAACAAGACTTTCTGTTCTTGGACAAATTGATCAACAAAAAGCATTAGAAACTACTATTGCTTTACAAAATGCATTTCAAACTTCTAGTCAGGATCTTGCAGACTCAATTAACTTCCTTAACTCTGTTGAAAACCAAACAGTATTATCTCTTGAAGATGTAACTACAGCAATACCAATTGCAGCGCCAATTGTAAAATCTTTAGGCGGAGATGTTAAAGACTTAGCATTCTTTATGACTGCTATGAAAGAAGGCGGTATTGACGCAGCAGAAGGCGCCAACGCTCTAAAGTCTGGTCTTGCTTCTATCATTAATCCAAGTGGAAAAGCAGCAGATATGCTTGCATCAGTTGGAATTAATATACGTGCAATTGTTGAAAAAAATGGCGGGGACCTAAGAAATACTGTATTAGGAGTTGCAGAAGCATTAAACACACTAAGACCATTAGACCGTGCTAGAGCCATTGAGCAATTATTTGGAAAGTTTCAATTTTCTCGTATATCCACATTGTTTGCCAATATTGTTAATGAGGGGACACAAGCATCTCGTGTATTAGATTTGACTGAAATGTCTATGTCTGATCTTGCAACAACAGCAGACAAAGAATTAGGACTTACCGCTGACAACGCTATGAATAAGTTTAAGAAAACAGTTGAAGATTTAAAGGTTTCGTTAATACCAGTTGGGCAAGCATTTTTAGAGGCAATTACTCCAATTCTAGAAACTGTAAATAACCTTCTTTCTAAATTTAAAGATATGTCATCTGGATCTAAAAGAGCAATCACTTTATTAGTAACCGTTATTGGTGGCCTTGGACCAGTGCTCTTAATGACATTTGGTTTGCTGGCAAATGGTTTGGCAAATATCTTAAAACTATTTGGAATGCTTCGTGGTGGCTATCTTAAATTAGGCGGACAGTCACAAATTCTGGGAGAACAAACTCAATATTTAACTAGCGAGCAAATTGAGGCTTCTGCCGTTGCAAGTTCTCTAGATCAAACACACGCAAGACTTACACAAACCTTTAATGTCCAAAAAGTTGCACTTGATCAATTAAGAAATTCATATATACAGGCTACGGGCGCTGCTCTTAAATTTGCTGTTAATAATCCAGGGTTGATGTCAACACCAAAGAAATATGCAAAAGGTATTGCAATAGTTCCAGGATCTGGAAACAAAGACAGTGTTCCATCACTATTAACTCCTGGAGAAGCAGTTGTTCCAGCCCCTATGGTTAAAAAATATGGACCTTTAATTAATGGAATGATTGCAGATAATATTCCTGGTTTTTCAAAGGGCAAAAGAGCAAAAGGTTTTTGGTCACAAGAAAAAATTGAAGCATTGCTAGACGACGTTGGTGCTACTGGAGAAGAACGTTTAAGAATTCCTCTGCCAGTTACATCTTCAGCATATTCTGTTTCTGGAGTTATGGCACCAAGAAATATTAATAGAGGTGGCGGTATTGGTATGACAAAAGAATACCTACAGAGCCCTCTAGGTAAAGATGCACAGTTGGCAAGCATTCAGGTAGGTCTAGAACAATTTGGTATTAGTACAGAAAGGGCAACTGAGATCTTAGATAGGATTGGTCCAGTATTAGATACTGCAACCGAAGAATTTGATAATACAATTCAAGGCTGGAAAGTTGCTGCTGAAAAAGCAACAAAAAATATTGAAAGTATGGCAGACTTAAGTCCAGTCGAAAAGAAAGCGCTTAGACAAAGATTGGCTCCTACAGACGCTGCAGACTATCCAGTAACTAGTGAAAAAGTTCTTGAATTAAAACGAGCAAAAGATGGAAAACGTGCTAAGGCTACTCCAAGAAGCGAAAGAAAAGATGCAGATAGATTGTATGGAACTGCAAGAATGCAACAACTTTTAATTAATAAAGGATATTCAAAAGAAGAAATAAATCAGTTTGATTTTGCACATATGCCAGGTTACGAAAAAATTGAAGGTAACGATAGACCTAGAGTAAGAAAGCCAGACGTTGGAGTTGGCCAACAACGAAGAGAACTTTCTGGAAGCGCATTGTTTGCAGCAGAAAGAGCAAGAATGACGCATTTAAATAATCAGGGCATAGGCCAGTCTGAAATTGCACAAATTGCCAAAAAAGATGCAGACGCCTATTCTGCTGGATTAAAGCAGGGTGGACTTCAGGATATTTATGAAGAATCACGAAAACGAAAAAGCCCACACCCACTTGCTTCACAAGACGGCAGAGATGATGCACAGGCATATCAAAAAGCAAAATCTAGTAGACTTCTTACTTATGGAACAACTGGTCCAGTATCAGCAATAGATAAATCTATCAGAAGAAACAATGATAGACGACTAAAAGATTTATCAGCCAACATGTCAGTTACTGGTGGCATGCTTGGAGCATATGGATTAGGCTCAGCAAGCGGAGAACAAGACAAACAAGTAAAACAAAGCACTAGAAATTTACAAGGCATGAACAGCGCACTGATGTCTGGAACATTTGCACTTACATCAATGGCTGCTATGGGGTCCATGGCTGGTGGAAAAATTGGTAATCTATCACAACAAGTTATGAAATTTTCTGGAATATTGTTTGCATTAATGTCTGTTACACAACTACTAACACAGGCCAAAATATTGGAACTTGCTGCAACAAGGGTATCCGTAGCAAGTAACGCAGTTAAGGCTGCTAGAGGTGGAATGGGGATTGCTGGAAATGGTTTATTTGCAAAGACAGGTTTGTTTGGTCAGTTAGCCAGAGGAGCACTATTTGTTAAGAATTTCTTGGGTCCAATTGGGTTGGCAATAGGAGTTACAACTTTGCTAGTGGGTGGATTTATGAAATTAAAGAAAGCACAAGAAGAAGCACAAAGAAAAGTTTTGGCATTTGGAAATGCATTAACCACCACACAAAAACAAATTGAATCTACAGGAAAATATTTTGGAGTAACTCCCAAAAAAAGTAACCTTGCAATTGACAATTCGTCTAGAGATGAAGCAGCAAAACTTGATCCTGGTCTAGGAGGGAAAATAGATGAATTTAAAGCATCAGATGAATTTAAAAACGAATATTCTGGAACTGTCAAAGATTTAAAAAATTTAAATGCTGCAGATGCAAAAACAGCACTACTTGTAAGAATACAAAATTTAATAGGTCAGGGGTATTCAGAAGAACAGATACAAATTATTATTTCATCTTTACAAGAAGCAGCAGGAAAAACAGGAATAAATTTAAAGTTTAAAGATAT